CTGTTAATTGAGTCATTGTCCTGGGCTATGGCTGTTCCACCATTGTTTCTTTCAATCTGAATATAGTTATACAAAAGTTCAGAACCATAAATAACATTTACTTGGCTAAACTCAACCCCAGAATTGTCGTCAGCGAAAACAACTTGAGAACCAGAAATAGGTGCAACAGTTCTGTCTTTGAAAACGATAAAACCATCAGAGCCAATAAAAATTGAACCAGGTTCAGTATTAGTTACAGTTTGCAAATACTCTAAAGCGTTTGTTCCATCTGCTACAACATCTGCTTGCAATGTTTGTGAACCAGTATCAACATCGCGCAAAGATGCTGGCCAATCAACTTCTGGTCTATCCAAAACAGCATTCACTCTTGCACCTGTCAATTCTGAAGTTGCTGTGTGCGCTGACAAAGCCCTCTGAGCCAACAAAGTAAAACCATCAATGCAATCAGCGTTAGTGGTTGAAAGACCAGATAAATCATAATTTAGATTCCAGTCATCAACAACGCCATAAAAAACTGCTGAACCACCTGTTTCAACTTTGATAGTTCTTTTAGGAATGATTTGACCATAAAAAGGGCTTGCAAGATTTTCAGGATCAAAAGCCCTAGAATTATTATTAAATTCAATAGAAGAACCACCAGCAGTAAATCTATCTAACTGTCGTGATTTACCACGTCTAACTGAAACAGAACGCACATATTCTGAAACGTCATAAAACAACGTTCCGCCAAGTGTGTATTCGGTGTTATCTAAAACACCTTGAACAGCATCATCAAGGATGAAAAAAGGTCCACCAAGAGCAGATAAATCAAAACCTAGTTCGACAGTTGTTGCAGGAATTGACATTATGCGCTCGCAAAGACTGGACCAGAAGTTTTTTCAAATTTTTTGATTGCATCTACTATTTCTTTTCCAACTTGTGATCCTGAAGTTCCAATTCCAGCATTAACAACAATGTTGTAAGTTGTACCAAGTTTTGCTGAGTTAGCACCAGATAAAGGAACAACGGCCTCTGGTCCTGCTTCTCCGATAATTGCGTTGGTAGGTCCTGTAACAATTCCACCTTTAGCCATACGAATACTTTTATTCTGTAATGCAAAAGCCAAGGCTTGATACGAACCTGCTGCTGTTCCAAATTGTTTTGTTAAATTGGAAGCAATTTCAAATTGTTTAGGTGTTAAAAGTTTTTTCTGTTCTGCTTTTGGTGGCGGTGGTGTTGGTTCTGCGCCTGCTGCAACTGTTTCACCAGCACCTTGACCTGTACCCAAACTATCAACAATTGATTTAAGTTCACCGCGTGCTCGTTCTAAAGCAACTTTAATTCCATCAACCATTGCCTCTGCCTGTTTAACACCAGCATCATAAAAAGCAACAGCACCAAATTCACCAACCTGTTCAGCCACATTAAAAATTGAATCAACTAAAGTATTTACCTGCTGAACAACAGTTGCACCACCACTAATTATGTTGTCAGCAATCTTTGAACCAGCCTCAAAACCTGCATCAAGAACTTGTCTGATACCACGTTCATTCAATCCAAGAACAACCAATTGTTTGACTTTGTCAGCAAAAAGTGTTGCTTGAGTTGCTTGATCTGCTAAACCTTTTAAGAAGTTCTCTGATTCAGCGGCTTTACCAAAGTTAAGGATTCCAGAAATTGTGCTCCCGATTGCTGTCTTAAAGTTATTGAATTTACCACGCACATCTTCTAATGCTGATTCTGCTTTTCGTAAAGCGTTCTCAAGATTATCCACAACCACTTGGGCAGCGTTCTTTGCAGCATCTTTAACTTTTTTAAGTTCTTCAGAGGTTTTCTCTAAACCTTTATTCATCTTAGTTACGCTAGGTACAAGTTGATCAGAAACGTCTGTGCTTAATGTATCTGTTTGTGCTGCTAAAGCACCCATATTATTTGAAGCCTCAACTGTTGAAAGACTGATTCGTTTAAGAGCAACTGGTGCAATCTGACCTACCTCTTTGACATCAACTCCAAACATTTGTAAGCCTCTAATTACTAAATTCATTCCTTGCAAAAATAGATTCATATGATCAATAACAAAGTTGATTGCTCCCTCAGCAAAAACTATAAAAGCGTTTCCTAGTTTTTGTATGCCTTGACGGAATTTATCCGAAGTTTTGAAAGCGTGAATTAAAGCAACAACTAAAAGGGCTAGGCCAGCGGCTACTAGATAAACAGGATTTGTTAATAAAACTGTTGAAAGAACTTTGAAAACTCCAATAAATATTTGAATTGCCCCAATGATTTTTCCAATCACAATTAACAATGGCCCAAGAACAGCGATTACACCAAGAATTTTTAATCCTGTGTTAATTGTTTCAGGACTTAATGCTTTGAATTTATCAACCAATTTTTGTATTTCAGGAATGACCTGATTTTTGATAACATCACTCACTTGTAAAACCACAGGCAAAAGAACTGATCCAATATCTTCTTTGATTTGTTGAAATTCTCTGCCCAAGAGAATGATTCTTCCCTCTGGGGTTTGCGCTAAGGCTTCATTGAAACCTTTGTATGTTGAGTTAAGAACTTCAACGAGTGCAGCGGCACGTTCGGATTCTGTTCCGTTGGCAATTTTCTTTTTGGTATCTTCATCTAAAACAAATCCAACTCTTGTCAAAGAAGCGAACTGGCCGTTCAATGCTTGTGCCAGACCATTTGTCATTGACTTGAAATCTTCACCAGTAGCAGAAGCGCCTTTCTCTGCGAGCACATAATCTAAAATTGCTGGTGTAAGTTTTTGAATTGTCTCACCTTGTAAATCAAAAGTTGCTAACTGTGATTGTGTTGTAACAATGCTTTCCCTAGAAGCAACACCAACTTTTTCTAAAGCCGAAGCCTGTTTAAGTAACGCATCAACACCTTGTTGTGTTGCACCACCAGTTGTTAAAAGAATTTGTCTAAGTCTTGAAGTTGCCGCCTCAGCCTCAATGGCATCTTTGACAAACACACCTAAAGCCGCACCAACACCCAAAATTGGGATTGTAAGATTCTTTGTTAAAGATTCACCAAATTGTGTAAATATTTTTCCTGAAGCACCAAATTTGTCTAAACCTGTTTTGGCTCTCTCAAATTCTCTGATAGCAGACTTGATGCCCTTGTCATCAAACTGCGTGAGAATCGGGACAATAATTGCCATTATTTAACCACCAACAAATTCCTGTTTACTTTCGCGGATGCTTCCTGTAAAGATCGCTCAATACTATTATCAATCAATTTTTGATTTTTCAAAGCAGCGGGCCAAACAAAACGAGAAGTACCATTTCTTGATCCAGGACCTACTGATTGATGATTCTTATTAAGGCTTTCAATCATTTTTGCTCCTTGACCATTTAAGGAGTAACCATTTGGTCTACGAGCAGATGGCTTTGAACGCCCAGATCGTCTAACTTCGTTTTTACGACCAGCCATATCAGCAATAGCCAAACCACGACCTTTAACAATAACTTTAAGCAATGAAGTGGGTTTACCTGCACTTGGTTTTTTAGTGCTTGTTTTTACGTCAGTTTTGTTATCAGAACTTCTAAATGCTGTTGCTCCAGAATGTGTAAAACCTTTAGTTTTAATTGTTCTAGGCATAGCGCTTTGAATACTTAGTGCATAAGGTTTAGCAAAATTTTTTACATCAGTATTAAGTTGATCATAAAGAGTTTTATCTAACTGTTTGAGTTCTAAAAGGGTTTCTCGTAAACCGCGAACCTCTGTTGTTACAGATAAATTAACCAAAAATTACCTCTTGTTTTGTTCTGTTGCTCTCCAACGCAGATACATACCCATTGTGAAAAGCATACGATCACTCTCTTCTAATAGCAAAGAGGGCGCAATTCCTGTTTCGCAGGCAAGGTAAGCAATGAACCAATGCTCAGAGTATTCTCCGAGCGGCTTTATTTTGGGTCGTTCTCGCTTACACCAATCTCATCAACTTCATCTAACCAATTATCAAATTCTTTTTTGATAGCGTTGGTTCTTTTTTCACTATGCCACGCAAGGAAAAGCAGATCAGTTAATTTGAACTCTGATTCGAGTTTTGCAACTGACCTGCTGTATTTTTCCTCAAACGCAACTAAGTCTCTTGCTGAACAAACTATTTCTTTTGAAACACCATCATTGTATTTCACGCGCAAGTTGATTTTCATTTGTTTCCTTTTGTTTTAAGCGGTGGCTCTGGTTACTGTTCCTGATACTGGGAAAGTGACAGAAAGTGAAGCAATATCTCCAACGCTTGATGCGAATGGTGAGTATTGGGTTACTAATGCTGTCATTGTGTAACTTGGGTTAGTTGCAGTTACTGTTCCGCTGGTTGGTTTGATCACAACTGTTGCCAATGTTGCAAGCAATGGTGAAAGTATTGCATCCACAGAACCTGCTGCAAAGTCTTGCATAAAGTTTAGTGTTAGTGATGCTTGTTTTAATCCACCGATTCTGGTTCTAAATCCTTGACCGAAAGCGGTTGTTTCTAAATCATCAGCCTCTAATGCTAATTCAACTGAGTTTAGACTTGTAGAAAAGTCTGTTCCATTGATGGAAACAAAATAATCTGTTGCAGCAAATTTTGCCATTTATATTTCTCCTAGTCTGCGTACACGAGAACTGTAAATTCTCCTGTGAGATAAAGTATATCTTGTATAGATAGTTGTCCGTAATTTCTCATCTCAGTAACCCTGGTGTCAAAGGCTTTTCCACCAAGAGTTTTATCTACCTCAATTGCTCTTTTTACGCTGGATGATCCTGTGCCCGAAACAAAAGCATCAAGGTTTGATTGAGCGGTTCTTTCATCAACTCTGCCAACAATCACTAACACGTTGAAAATGTATGTTTGCATTCCTCTTTTGAAAACATCATCATAAGAAATGCTTGACGGCATCACAACAGCGATTGGGGG